GAAAGCTGCCCTGCTGGATCTGTGTGCGCCAGTTCATGCCGAGCCTCGCATGGTGCGGCCGGTGCGGACGTCCATCGTCAGCTTCGATCCGGGCGTAGATATAGGCGTCGCGCGGACAGCGAGGCCGGGCGGGCCGCTGACATCGATCTTGAGCGCGCCGTCGAGCGTCAGGCTGGATTGCGGCTTCAGCCTGCGCATGAAGTCATTGTCGCTGGGCAGGCGGGTCGCGGGCGATCCGGGGGCGGCAGGCTTGGGCTTGGGAGCGAGCGAGCCGCGCAGGCTCTTGAGACCGTCACCGATCCCGCTGGCGCGCGCGGCAGCATACAGGGTGCCGACCGGGCTGAGGGTGGTCCACCCTCCGAAATTGTCCTTGGCCCGCTTGAGCTCAAGGATGGTGTCAGCGACGAACTTCACCGCTTCGCCGATGTCGTGCAGATCCTGCACGGCATCGTCCCAGTCGCTATCGATAAACTTCTCGGCCCATTTCCATGCCTTGATCATCCGGTCGGAGATATCTTTGGCCCACCGCTGCAGATCACCGTTGGCGGCCATCGCGTTGACCTTGTCGAGAAGGCCCTGCAGCTTTTGCTTAACAAAGTCGAAAATGCCCGCCTCTGCGACCATGAGAAGGAACTCCGACCACGTAGCCTTGATGTTCGAGATGATCCCGAAGAGCGTCTTGGACTGGCGGACCATGCCCCCGCCGAAGCGTTCCTTGAAGATATCGACCAGCGCCTCTTGGATCACGACCCCGGTGCCAGCTACGCTTCGCTGAATGTCCTTGCCATCCTTCACAAAGCTGAAGACCGTCCGATTTCCCTCCTTCCGCGCACGGATGCCGAATTCCTTGAGCCGCTCGAACTCGCCCTGTGTTGCATCCGCCAGCATTTCAACGGCGCTGCTGAGTGGCTTACTGATCGCTGCTGAAGCATCACCAAGGGCGGCAAGAGAGCCATCCATTGGGTCGAGCCCGAAGTTCCGGAGCTGGACGAAAGACTCCATCACCTGATCGAGCTCGTAAGGGGTTTCACGCGCAAACTTCTGTACCCAAGCCATGCTATTCTTGGCGGCTTGCACCGAACCCTCGGTCCCTTCCAGGCTGGCCTGATACTGCTCGAACTGGCCCGCCGTGCGGAACAGGTCGAACAGAGCAAAGCTGCCAGCACCAGCCACCGCCGCGCCGCCTGCGAACAAGCCGCCTTTCAGCATCCCAAGCCCCGCGCCGCCGAGGTTTCGCAGCGCCCGCCCGGTGGCGAAGCCCGCCCGCTCGGCCAGCCTCAGCCGCCGCTCCAGATCGCGCAGGTTGCGGATCAGCCGCCGCGCGCCTGCCCCGGCACGGTCGAAGGTCTGGCGCAGCCCTGCCGCTGCCATCCGGCGCGCACTGCGGGCAAGATCGGTGAGGCTGCGGTCCCCGCGCCGCAGATCGCCCGCCGCCTGCCGGATGCGCTGCCCCATCGCCCGCGCCTGATCGGCCAGCCCCCGCGCGCCTGCGCGGGCACGGCGGGCAGGCCCGCTCAGCCGGTCGACCATTTCGAGGATCATGGAGAAACGCATCGCGGATCAATCCCTTTGGTGCTGGGCCTCCAGCCGGTTGGCGGCGTCGAGCCAGAACGCGATCTCGTCCCAGTCCAGCGCCATCAGTTCGGAGGGCTGGAACGCGAAGTACTTGGCCAGCGCGGCTAGGCTGAGCTGCCAGTCGGACGGCCAACGGGCGATTTCTGCGCGAGCAAGTTTCCCAGCTCGCCGAAGTCATCGGCGTCGAGGTTCTCGGCCTCGATCGTGGTCAGGTCCGAGCAGCTGACAATCATGTCGAGGATCGCCGCGATCTCGGACGAACCGTGCCGGTCGAACGCCTTGATGTCCCTCGCCTTGGGGCGGCGCAGGGTGATGACCGAACCGGCCGGGCGCAGCTCCTCCTCGGTCACTTCCTCCGATCCCGGCACCTTCTTCAGCAGGGTGATCGGATGCAGCAGGGTGTGGGTCATCGCGGCCATCAGATCAGCTCCTCGGCGGGCTGGCCTTCGAAGATGACGCTGGCCTTGCCGTCCTGGCCGAACTCGCCCGCCTCGACGAAGTAGGCCCCGCGCACCACCCAAGTCTTGCCGGTGTCCGCCTTCATGATCAGCGTCGCATTGTCGATCGAGCGCATCGAGGCGATGCTCACGCCGTCGCGGTGGAGCAGCGCGACAGTGCAGCGCGACGGGACAGTGCGTTCCATGAAGCCGCCGGCGTCGAAGTCGCCCGGCACGTTCTCGCGCTGCGGGCCGCCGATCTGGAGGGTGCTTTCGCCCGAGGTCGGCATGCGCTCACCATCGATCTCGATGGTGACCTGCCCCAGAACCTGATTGCGATTGGCCATGTTTTAGATCCTTCTGAGAAGCCCCTGATGGGCCGATTAGTCGCTGCTGGAGATCCGCTCGGGGCGGGCGATGGCCCGGACCGCGCGCATGAAGGCGCTCTCGCCGTCGGTCTGCGCGATCGCGACCTGCCGCTGGTCGAGCGTGTCGATGCGCCGGAGCTTGTCGATCAGGTGGTTGAAGCGCGCTTCGAGGGCCTTGACCTCGTTCATCAGCGCGATCTCTTCCTGAGTGAGCTCGCGATACCCGGCGATCTTTCGGTGCTGGTTGTCCATCGCCTATCCCATCAGAGCCGGAACTGGACCTTGGCGGCGAACGCCCGGAACTGGTTGACGATGTCGGGCGGCACCAGCGCGTTGATGCGGTTGGGGTCGCTCGCGTCACGCTCGACGATCAGGTCGGCCTTGTACTGGTCGAGGTTCTCAACCAGCCCAGCCTCCTCCCACTCGCGCGCCAGCGCCAGCAGCTCGGCCCGGATGGTGGACGGCGTGACGATCGCCTGCCCGGCGCCATAGCGGGTGCCGTCGCTCGCCAGCTTGTGGCGCGGGAACTTCTGCGCGATCCGCGCGCGCAGGGTGGCCCGCAGGTAGAACAGCGTGAGCGGCGTTTCGAGATCGAGGAACGACACATCGGCCAGCCCGAAGGCATCGGTCTGGTAAGTCGTGATCGCCCGCTCGATCAGGCAGGTGCCGCCCTGAGTCACGGTGAACGTCGAGATCCCGTCGCGCAGCAGCAGCTCGCGCTGGGCACGGGTGAAGCGCGCTTCGACCTTGGGGGCGACCATGCCCTTCAGCTCCAGCGTCTGGAGCGGGCGGGCCGGATCGATCGCGCTGAAATACCCGCAGGCGGCGGCATAGATCGCTGCGGCCTGGCACGGGCAGGTCGGGCTGCTCCCGGTGCCCAGCACCGAGATCAGTTCCGAATTCAGGCCTGCACCGAACGCCGCCAGCTGGCCCTGCGTCCCGCGCCGCGCGCCATAGCCGATGCTCTCCAGCATCCGCGCCGAACCGGCCCGGTCGTTGAGCTCCGCGACAGCCGAGGCGAGCGTGGTGGCATCGGTCAGGCCCAGCACGATGGTGCGATAGTGGTTGTCACCCAGCACCGGCCACACCGCGCCCAGCGCCGGATCGGTCGCGCCGCCCGCCATCGCGACGATCGCCACGCCGACGCCGGCAGGCAGGGCCTCGCCCGCGAAGTGGCTGTGCCGCACGTCGATATCATTGCCGCTGGTGCCGCCGTTGCGCGCGGTCAGGGTGACGACATGCTGGTTGGGGTTGGCCCCGACGGCGGCGGTCACCGGCAGATCCGGGCGCGCGGTAATGGCGGCGACGATCGCGGCCGCGATGGCGGTGGCAGCATCGCCCGTGGCGACGCCGACCGGCACGCGCTCACCCGCGACCATCAGCGCCACAGTCCCCGCCGCCGTTGCCGGGCCGGTCACGGTCAGGGTCGCGGTGGCCTTGGCCGATCCGCCCGCATCATCGAGGGCGATGGCATGGACCTCGGAGAAGCCGTCAGCGAGGAAATAGGCAGCGGCCATGCGCGCCAGCATCGACCCGCGCCCGAACAGCGCGGTCGCCTGACTGGCCGAGCCGACCGGCGCGATGGTGAGCGGCGCGGCGCTGCCGGCAGCGAGCTTCTGGCCGATCAGCAGGACGCGGTTCTCGATCGTCGGCAGGCCCGAAAGCGCGCGGCTCGAATCGAACTCGATATGCTGGCCCGGGGTGCGGAAGCTGGCCGGGATGGTGTTGAAACTGATCACTTGCTTGTCCCCTTCTTCGGACGTCGGGATTTGGGCGGCGAGGTGTCGACCAGATCGCCATCGGCGATCAGGCGGCGGTAGAAGCTGTCGAGCACGATCCATTCGCCGGCCGGGTCGAACAGGCGCCCATCGGCATGGCGGACGCGGCGGCCGAACTTCGGTTCGAGGCGCTCGGCCTTGAGAGCTGCGGTCATGGTTCCACCTCGATCAGATCGGCCGCGTCGGGATCGGCGGCGGGAAGCGGGGGCGCGACGTTGCCAAAGGGCGGGATGTCCCAATCGACACCGAGCCGCTCGAAGTCGCCCGGCTCCTCGATCAGCACATTGAGCGGCACGGCCAGCTCCAGCTCGATCGCAACCATGGCGAGACCCTGCCGCTTCATCTGCTCGGTCCGCGCGATCGGCCGCGCGCTGCGAATCCGCACCGGCTCCATCAGATCGAGCTCGGGCGTGAGCATCGAGCGCGAAAGGATGCGGATCGCATCGACCATCAGCTGGTAGGAACCGGGCACCGCGCCGTCGCCGTGGCGGCTGTCTTCCTCGTTGCGCTTGTTCTCGGCCGCCACGACTAGGGCGAAACGGGCGCGCGCGGTGAAGCCGCGATCGTCGCCATCGTCCACGCCCTCGACAATGCCGAGGAAGGTGGCCCAGCAGGCAGGCGTGCGCAGGTTGGTGTTGCTGCGCAGATACTCCTCGAACTGGTCGGGGAAGGTGTCATGGGTGGCATAGCGATAGCCGAGCACCCCGGCCTCGCCTGCATCGAGCAGCTGCTGCACCAACGCCTTTTCGGTGGCGGCAATCATCGGATCAGCCCCTTCGGCAGCAGCTTCTCGATCGAGAACCAGAACTCAAAGTGATCGAGCACCGGGTTCACCCAGTCACTGATGATGCAATAATGCCGGCGATGGTCGGGCACGTGGTGGACCGCATGGTGGCGCGGCGACTGGAGCATGCCGATTGCCTGAAGGCGCAGGGCCCAGCGCGGAGCCATCGTCTTGCGGTGCGCCCAGGCGTGGATCTCGCTCGCCATCGCTCCGCCGATCGCCGCCGACCAGATCCACGGCTGCGAACCGAAGACCAGCAGCATCAGCGCAGCGATCGGCAGCACCGCCGCCCATGTCGTCCAGTTCCGATCGACAAAGCTGGTGCGCAGGAAGGCGGTCGGATCGACGTGGTGGATGATGTTCGGGGTAAAGATCAGCGGGCCAAGCAGCGGCCAGTGCTCGCGGCCCGGGCCGAAGCGGTCCTCGATCCAGTGCAGCACACCGGACAGGAAATCGGCCAGCAGCCAGCCGAGGAGCAGCTGGGCGAGGAAACCGAGGGCGGCCAGCGCGATCACTTGCGCAGCCCCTTCATCCTGTCGTCGATCCAGTCACCAAGCAGCCAGATCGCGGCGATGATGATGAGCGGCAGCCAGAACAGCGCGACCAGCGCGGCGGTGCCGGTGCGCAGCCAGAACGGCTCGTCATCACCCTCGATAAAGACGACAACGAACAGCGCGGCCGAGATGGCGACGTGCAGGACTTCCCACCAGTTCATGCCACCCCTCCGAGATCGGCCGCATATTCCTCGGCCAGCGCGGTTAGTTCGGCCTCGTCCTCGGCGTTGATGCCGAGGAACGGGCGGGCGGGCAGCGTCACCTGGTCGACCGAGCGGAAGCCGAGCCCGCCCGGAAGCGGGAACTTCAGCTTGCCGCCGCCCTTGGCGCGGATCGTCCCGCCGTCGTTCTGGATGCGGGCGTAGATCTTGTTCGAGCCCCAGCGCACCGCGCCGTTCGAGGCCTCGTGGTGGATCGAGCTGCGCAGCCGCGAGCTGTCGGTCAGCGTCTGCCCGCCTTCTTCCTTCGCCCGGATCGACTGTTCCCAGGGCGAGCCATCGGGCGCGGTCTCGGTGTCGAAGCGTTCGATGGTCGACGCTTCGAGGTATTCGCCGAAGATCTCGGCCAGCGGCTCGATGTTGTCGAACCCGGCGATGATGCGGCCCAGCGCCGCCTCCATCACCCCGTCGCCGCGCAGGCGCAGTTCCATGGTAGCGGACATCAGAAGCCCCCCAGATTGTCACGGCCGAAGCGCTTGTCGGCAGTGCTGGTGAGGATCTGGCCAGGGCGCGGGGCGGCAATCTCTTCACCCTGGTCAAGCATCAGCTTGCCATCGGCGATCTGTTCGAGCTGCTTGATCGCGCTCTTCTTGCGCTCGATTACCCAGTCGGGGGCGTCCGATCGCCAGAGCAGGTAGAAGGCATAATCGCAGGCGATGTCGCGCAGGATCGGGTTGCCCGCGAGGCTCGCGGTGTCGCGGTGGCGGCGGGCGATGTAACCGGTGATCAGCGCGTCGGCGCTGGTGAGCTTGTCTTCGATCCGGGCCGTGACGATCGCGCCGGTGTTCTCGTGATCGGAGAGCTGGAGGAGATCGCGGGCCTCGAAGCGCGCCTGCATGGCGGCGAGATCGGCAAAGATCGGCACGGCGCGCTCCTCTCAGATGGGCGAAAGGCCCGGTGGAAACAGGGTGGGGAAGTGGGCGGCGACGGGAACCACTGCGCCGCCGCCCGCCCCCGCGGTCAGGACTTGCCCTTGACCGTCTTCGGCTTGCCGGTGCCCTTGGAAGTGGGCGCGGCAGGGGCCGGAGCAGGTTCGCTCGGCGCCGGGTCAGCCGCGGCGGGCTTCTCCGGTTCCGAGGTGCCAGCGTCGGCCGCAGACCCGTCGCTGGCGTTGGGAGCAGCTCCCATGCCGCTCACCTTCGAGGCCTCGGCGTCTGCATCGCCCCCTTCGGGAGCGTTGCCTTCACCCTGCGGCTCGCTGGTATCGGGTTCGCCGCTCCAAGAGGGCTGCAATTCGATCGCGCCCTCGGCATGCTCCTCGATCTCGGCTCGCTCCTCGGCCGTGAGGGCGCGGAAGACGTCCTCCTCGGTCTCGATCGCGACCGCGATGTTCGGATCTCGCAGGATCGCGAGCATCTGCTCGGGCGTGACATCGCCCGGGCAGATGAAGGCGGGCGCCGCCGCGCCGCCGATCACCTGCCCGCCCCGGCGATAGCCTGCCGGACGGGAGGTGGTCAGCCGGAGACGCGGCCCGCTCACGGGAGACGCCGCGCTTCGAGGATTTCGACGTCTTCGAAGTAGATGTTCGATTCGCCACCGGCGAGGTTCATCTTCTTGAAGAGGTTGCGCGCCGCCGACTTGTTCGAGGTGCCGACGATGATGTGCGTCGGCTTGATCCCGAGCGGCTCGCCTTCGTCATCGGTCAGGGCTTCCATCGCCTGGCACGCGGCGACGTAGTTCGCCTCGTTGATCGGGCCGGTGCAGCGGTGCGCCAGCTGCCAGAAGGTGTAGCCCGCAGCTGCGCGCGCCTCGGCGCCCATCAGGAACTCGCCCGTCTTGAAGACGTGCTCACTCTGCGGATCGACGATCATCGTGAACGTCGGCTCCTGCCGGGTCTGGAGAATGATCGGCTTCAGCGCCTGGCTGGCATCGATCAGGAACCACGCCTGGCGAGAGCCATCGCCCGACATGTTCGAGACGACGCCGTCGCCCACCGGGTGATCGGTGTCGAAGTAGTTTTGGCCGTCGAAACACGGGCGGACATGGCCCTGCTGGAGCGCTTCGAAGGCGAGCCGATCCATCAGCTGGCCGGCGCTGTCGCCCCAGCCATTCACCAGCGGACCATAGAGGCCGAGGTTATCGTCCTTGATCTTGTTCTTGTGAATGCCGCGCGTCACTTCGAAATCGCGGTTGAGGAGCTGGTAGACCTTCTCCTCGATCGACTTGACGCGCTTCTCGCCGATCCACTCGCGGAAGATCGGGAAGTCGCCGAGAAACCCATAGGTCTCCAGCTTGGTAGTGCTGTTCACCGGGGTCGAGAAGGCCTCGTACTGGGGCGCAGCCTTGCTGAGGCCGCGCTCGAAGTCGCGCTTGAAGCCAGTGCGCAGTGCTTCGAGTACAGGTTGGGTGACGTGCATCGGTCAGTCCTTTCGTCAGGCCGCGAGGGCCGAATTGGTGAGCGAGACATCGACCCAGACGCCGTCCGCATCGACTTCCTGCACAATGCCGGCGACGGCGCGCGTGCTGTTCGGATTTGTCTTGGCGACGGTCTGATCGTCGATGATGAAGCAGGGGCGACCGATATCGGCCTGCGCGATCGCATCGCCTGCGGCGCTGTTGGCAAACAGGAAGATGCCCTCCTGAATGTCCACACGCTTGTCGCCGTTGGCCGCGCCGCCGGTGACATCCTCCATGAAGACGCCGACCGCGCGATACGTGGCCGCGTCAGCCGCCCGTGCGGTGTTGTCCGCGCCCTGACCCTGACGGCCCGGACGGGCGAACCCGGCGGCGGCGATGGCGAGGCCACCGGTGAAGCACACGGCGGCGGCGGCAACCGGCAGGTTGCGAATGCCACCACCGGCGAAGCGAGCGGTCTTGCGACCCTTGGTCAGAGCAACCATTGATCAGGCTTCCTTCTTCTTCTGGTCGAGGAAGTCTTCCTCGGTCCAGCCCATCACGGAGCACACCACGCGCTCCTCTTCGGTGAGTTTGCTGGTTTCGGTGCCGGGCTTGCCGTCGACCAACTTGCCGCCCTCGAAGGTGGGCGCGGTGGCGAGGTAGCTGTTGAGCTCGGAGATATCCTTGCGGCCAAGCTTCAGCGCCCAGCCGCGCTGGGCGGGGGTGAGCTTGCCCACCTTGATCGCGCCATCGACACAGGCGAGAACCTTGTCCTCCTGCAGCTCGCCGAGCTTGGCCTGGACGTCCTTCAGCGCATCGATCGGAACGAACTTGGACGGGTCCGGCTCGGCCGGGGTGGCGGCGATCGCGGCGAGCACCGCTTCCTCACCGGCATCGTCGGCCAGCTTGAACCGG